AATCACACAATGTGATACACTTATATTGTAAGAAAGGATGGTAAAAGGATGGATGAAAAAGTAAAAATACTTTTGAAAAAATCTAAAGCGTTCAAACAGTTCGCTGACTATCTTACTGAAAATGGATATACCTATGAAGTTGTAGGTTCTATGGAAGCTGAAACAGATGCTGAGAGAAGTTCTCAAGGAGATAATCTTTTAGCTGGTGCGTTAAGTTTTGTAATGTACCCAGCAGATGTAGAAGTATTCAAAAATGGTAAGGCAGTTGCGTTTGTAAAACAAGCATTCAGAACTGGTTATGACTATAAAAAAGGTAAAGAGGAAGGTACGATGGCTTATTACCAGTATAAAGAGTTGCAAGAAGCAGCTTTCGCTGGTAAACAAAGTATAGAAAATACAAAGTTAGAGCTTGAGTATGTTTACTTTTACGAGGAAGAATACAGTAGCGATACTTATGGACTTGAGTATTACAAAAATCAATACTATGAGTATTGGAAATATGCAAGAGGTAAAACTAAAAGACTAAAAAGAGAAGGTTATGCGTTAACGTTTAATAGCGCAAAGACAATGTTTTTAGAACTTGCAAAAGGAGAGCAATACTACGCTTTCAAGAAGTACTTAGTAGCTATATAGGGGAAAACTATTAATAACATAGTTTACACAACAGAAACTAAAGTAGATGATGGTCGATGTTATTGTTTTCAAAACAACACATATCAAGAACCAAATTATCCATTTAGAAGCATAAGTTGTTTATGTAATATTTGTGTGAGTTGTTATTGTATAGAAGATTCACTTATGAAACTACAACACGTATTAGATTATTTAGAAATTAAAGAAAGGGGTAAATCTAGTTGATAGAACTATTTATTAGTACATGGTTAATACAAGACTGGAACTGGCGTGGATGGTATTTAGTCGGATTTAGCGGTGTATTTTATTTTATATATACAATATTTAAGATGTTCTACTATTCATTTAGATTAAGACTTGCAGAAAAGAAGTATGAAAATACAGAAGTTAGTCGAAACTTAGATGAAATGTATAACAAGATAGAAGCTGGTATAGAAGTTAAACCAAGTAAATACTTGAAATAAATATCTACAAAAACTTTTATATAAGCTGCTAGCAGCGCACTAGATGATGCAGTTTACAAAAACTACATGAGCGGCACATCCAGTGCGCTTATTTAATATTAGGTGGTATTTTGTAAACTTAAGGTAGAATGTACAAATGGATAAAGAATACGTATGGACTAGATTACATTTCTTTCAATTCGATGAAAAAAATCCGAAAGAACATAATTACTCCGAAATAGAAAACTCAATTAAAAGATTTGGATTTATAGAGTTACCAGTTATAAACAAAACTACTAATACTTTAGTTGCTGGTCATGGCAGAATAGCTGCACTTCAAAATATGGCAGGTCGTAAAGAAAATCTGCCAAAGTATTTAAAGTTAGAAGATGATACAAAGGAATGGTTAGTTCCAACAATCGTAGTTGAGTTTGATACTGATGATGAAGCAAAAGCATATATAGTTGCATCAAATCAATTAACAATAGATGGTAGCTGGAATGAAGCGCTGCTATTAGATTTACTACAAGACATTAATGCTGCAACACAAAACTTATTAGGAACTGGTTTTGACTTAGAAGATATTATGCAGATGGAAGAGTTTCAAAACTCGCCATTAAAGTTTGATGAAGATTTAGGTAAAGAAGTACACTACGTAAAAATAGAAGCAGATAGTGCAGAACATGCAGAATCAATTAAAGGTCAATTAAAAGAATTAGGATTTATATGTCAAGTGAAGAGTATCACGAAGTAGTTGTACCAGAAGAAATAAAAGAAGCGATGCAAATATTTATTTCGTTTCTTACTGCTAATTTTTCGTATGAAGATGGCATAGATGAAGTAGAGTTTAAACAATTTAGAGAATCAATTACTGATGGTATTTTTGGAACTGCTGAATTACCAATGATGCAGCGTAATAATATAGGTATATCTGGTAATGACTTTTTTAATGCTGCGTGCATACTCATGACAGATATGTTATATAATGCTACAAGCGGTAACATCCTAGATGCGCAGAAGGTTCTGCGAGAAATGGGGATGGCGGTAGTAGATAGCTAGACTAAACAGGTTTTAGTCGTTAACGTAACAGGAGTACGTAACATGGTAGGCAGACCAACTAAACTTACATCTGAATTAACAGAAGAAATAGCACAATATCTTCGTGCTGGTAACTACATAGAAACAACCGCAGCGCTTGTTGGTATTAATCGAGATTCAATATATGAATGGTTAAAGCGTGGCGCAGCTGAACAAGAAAGATTAAAAAAGAATCCTAGAGCTAGATTACGTAAAAGAGAAGAGCTTTACGTTGAATTTTCCGACACAGTAAAAAAGGCACAAGCACAATCTGAAGCAATGTTAGTAGGTCTTATTGGTAAAGCTGCACAAAAGAACTGGACTGCTGCTGCATGGAGATTAGAACGTAAATATCCAGATAAGTGGGGTAGAACAGAACGTAACGCAGCACAAGCTGAAGATGACCCAGTAAAAGAATTAGCAAAACAAATACAGGATTTAAGAGATGATAAATCTTCAGAAGGGTAAGCAATTAGATTCTATATTAGATTCAACTGCAAGAATTAATGTATGGCAAGGTTCAGTATCATCTGGTAAAACAATATCTTCTCTTATTAGATGGATAGAGTTTTGTAATAATGGCGCTAAAGGTAACTTACTTATGGTAGGTAAGACCGAAAGAACTCTTAAGAGAAATGTAATTGATGTTTTATCAGAGATATTAGATGGTTCAAATAGTTTAATTACTCGTACTGGTTCTGGAGAAATACAAATAGGTAATAGAACTATATATATTGTTGGTGCAAATGATGAAAGGGCTGAAGCTAAGATACGTGGACTTACACTTGCTGGCGCTTATGGAGATGAAGTAACACTATGGAGTGAATCTTTTTTTAACATGCTGCTATCACGTTTACGTGTACCTAACGCACAATTATTTTTAACAACTAACCCAGATAGTCCTAATCACTGGTTAAAGAAAAAGTTTTTAGATAGAGAGACCGAACTGGATATAACTAATTTCGCATTTGAATTAGATGACAACCATACATTAGACCAAAAGTATGTGGAATCATTAAAAGCAGAATACGCACCACCAAGTAGTTTATGGTATCGAAGATTTATTAATGGCGAATGGGTTATGGCAGAAGGCGCAGTATATGACTGCTTCGATAGATTAGATAATGTTGTATCAGAGCTGCCAAAGATGAGAGAGTATTATGTAGGTGTTGACTATGGTACGACTAATCCACTTGCTGCTTTACTTATTGGAGAAGGAGTAGATGACCAGCTTTATGTTATTAAAGAGTATTACTATGATTCAAAAATAGGACAAAAACAATTATCTGATGCTGAATACTCCAGAGAGCTGCTTAATTTTTTAGATGGTTATGATGTTCGCAAGATATTCGTTGACCCAAGCGCAGCTTCGTTCATTACTCAATTATGGAGAGATAATCATTTAGGTGTTACGAAAGCAAACAATAATGTACAAGATGGTATTAGAATAGTTTACAACTTAATTGGCAGCAGAAAACTTAAGATACATTCAAGCTGCACTAAGTTAATAGGAGAGCTTGAGAGCTACGTATGGGATGTTAAATCACAAGAACGTGGAGAAGATAAACCATTAAAACGTAACGACCATGCAGTAGATGCGCTAAGATACGTAATGATAGCATTAGGTTCTATATGGAGACATTGGATTACAAGGAGTTAAAATGCCTAAAGGTAAAGGCTACCCAAAAGCAATGAAAGCTAAGAAAAAGGGTAAAGCTAAAAAAAAGAAAAAATATTAAATGTTAAAGTTACCAGAGAATGGTTCGGCATTTCCGCCAGAGAACCATAAAAGCATATTTAGGGTTTATGAAGAACATTCAGCATGGCATGCTGGAGACCCAGCTATATTACGAAAGACTTATGCTAACGTTCCACAAGATTATAGACCCAGAAAGTATATGTTCTGGACAAGAAAAGGCGCAACAGATGCGCAGATAGAACGACATCAGATTCACGTTCCACTTGCAGGAGATATAGCACAAACAAGTGCTGACTTATTATTTTCAGAACCACCAAACTTTATGGTAAACAACAATGATTTCTCCGAATCAGACCAACTTAACACACAAGAGAATTTAGATTACCTACTTAGAGAGTGCGGATTAAAGAATAAATTATTAGAAGCTGGCGAAACATGCGCAGCTTTAGGCGGAGTATTTTTAAGATTAGTATGGAATGCAGACTTTATGGATAAACCAACTATACAAGTTGTATCTCCAGATAAAGCAATAGCAACATTTATGTATGGTCAATTAGTAGCAGTAGGTTATGTAACTGAATACGATTCTGCTGATGGTCAAGATTTTTACAGATTAGTAGAGCATCACGAAGATGGATTAATACATAACGCACTATATCAAGGCACTAAGACAAATATTGGTACAAGAGTGCCGCTTGAAAGATTACAAGAAACTGCTGATTTAGAAGATGAGATAGTGCTGCCATTTAAAACATTAGCATCAGTTTATGTACCTAATCAGAGACCACTTAGAAGATTACGTGGATATGAATATGGTCGTTCTGATTATGATGGTATCGAAGGTTTACTTGATTCAATAGATGAAGCATACACATCATGGATGCGAGATGTAAGACTTGGTAAATCAAGAATAATTGTACCTACTGAATATCTTGAAAGAAGAGGTCGTGGTCGTGGCGCAGCATTTGATGTAGATGCAGAAGTGTTCACTGCATTAGAGATAGACCCAAATCAAGAGAATAAAGGTATTCAAACAGTTCAGTTCGACATAAGACATGAGCAACACAGAGTTACAGTCATGGAATTAATAGATAGAGCAGTTACTGCTGCTGGCTATTCTCCACAGTCATTTGGTATAAGTATTGAAGGTAGAGCAGAATCTGGTACTGCATTAAAGCTGCGTGAACGTAAATCTTTTACTACACAAGGTAAGAAGCAGAGATACTGGACACAACCACTTGAAGAAATATTAGAGAAGCTGCAAATACTAGATGTAGAATTATTTAGTAAACAATACAAACCAATTAAACCAAGAGTTGAATGGCAAGATGCAGTGCAACAAGATGTAAGAGAATCTGCAACAGTAATTGAATCTTTACATAGAGCGCAAGCTGCTTCATTAGAAACTAAAGTTAGAATCCTTAATCCAGATTTAACAGAAGAAGAAATAGAAGATGAAGTTCATAAAATAGCAACTAACTTTAATTTAGCTGACCAAAGCGTAGAAGATATATTAGAGCTACCATAATGTTATGGTTTATGACCCAGCAACAAATGAACAGATAGTCGAAACATACGCATCAGTATTTCAAGAAATAAACGATTTTTTATTAGAACTAACCGCAGAAACATTACTA